GGGGGGGGTGCTATGTAGCATAGACCACGACCGACCCAGACGGGCAAAATGGCGGGTGTATTTCAAAAATGGAAATTACCGTGATGTCTGCGGCTGGTGCCTGAAAAGGTTTAAGGACGGCGGCGACTGCGCCGGAATAGTAGACAAAATAGAAAAATTATAATCTAAATATGGAAACTAATAACAATAGCCGCGAGGATGAAAAACCGAGAAACTGCGGTAACTGTGCGCTTTGCATACATACCTATATGGGCAGTGAGTGCAGCCTAACTGACAATACAGTAGATGATGCGCAGGACGGCTGTATAGACTATATCCCGGAGGACTGAGCTATGGACGAAAAGGATTTGAAAAGCATATCTGCCGACATATCGGCGGAGCAGCTGCACAGACTGTACGACCGTCTGGATGATGAGGCCAGACCATACGCGCTGCGTGTGGGTACAAGCCAAGAAAAGCACAGGACGGTAACAATCTACTGTGACGCAGAAAATGTGGCGTATTTCCAAAACATTATAGACCATGAAATTTAAGCTGAAATATGATTTTACGATAGATTTAGCCACAGCGCACAGCCGGGTATCGAAGAAATGGCGTAACCGGCAGTGGCAATGGTCTGAACTGCTGGAGCGGTGCAGCGAAACGAAGCGCACCGGGGAAACGGCGGCGGAATACGCACGCATGAGCAGGGAGGAACAAAGCAACGTAAAGGATGTGGGCGGTTTTGTCGGCGGGTATCTGAGCGGCGGAATACGCAAAAATACAAATGTGCTGTACCGCAGCGTGGCTACGCTTGATATAGACTATGGCACGGTAAACGTCTGGGATGACTTCTGTATGGCTTTCAACTTCGCGGCGATGCTGTACAGCACGCACAAGCACAGAGAGGATACACCCCGGTACCGTCTGGTATTCCCGTTAAGCAGGCAAGTAACCCCGGCGGAGTATGAACCGCTTTGCCGGAAGATAGCAGCCGAGCTGGGTATAGACCTTTTCGATGATACCACCTACGAACTGCCGAGGCTGTTTTACTGGCCCAGCACGTCCAAAGATGCTGATTTTGTCTTTGAGTACCAAGACGGCCCGGCGTGCAACGTAGACCAGATACTGGCCCAGTATGTAGACCCCTACGATGTGAGCGCATGGCCGATGTCAAGCAGGGAGAACACGGTAATAGCGCATGAGATAAAAAAGGCAGGCGACCCCACGGAGAAGCCCGGACTAATCGGCGCGTTTTGCCGGGCGTACACCATAGAGGAAGCGATAGAGCGGTTTTTGCCAGACTGCTACGAGCCGACAGGCACGCCGGGGCGGTACACATACAAGCTGGGCAGCGTGGCGGGCGGTCTGGTGTGCTACGAAAACAAATTTGCCTACAGCCACCACGAAACAGACCCGGCAAGCCGCCAACTGTGCAACGCTTTCGACCTATGCCGAATACACCTGTACGGGGCAAAGGATGAGGGCAGCAGGGCTACGGATGTGACCCGCAAACCGTCTTTCGCGGCGATGCAGGAAATGGCGGCGGCTGACAAGAACGTAAAACTGCTGATGGCAAGGGAGCGCAGCGCGTCCGTGGCTGATGACTTCGGCGATGTGGAAATGCCGGAAGATTATAACGATGAGTGGAAAGCCGAACTGGAGTACACCAAATCCGGCAAACTGCTGTGCAGCATCCAAAACATAATACTGGTGCTGGAAAATGACCCTGCACTGAAAGGGCGCATTACGCACGATGAGTTTACCGGGTACGATGTGATAACCGGTGGTCTGCCGTGGAACCGGCAGGCGACACAGTGGAGCGACCGGGACGATGCGAATTTGCGGGTATGGCTGGAACGAAACTACGATATAACGGGAAAAGACAAAATATATGACGCTTTGGCGGCGATACTGACCCGGCATAGCTACCATCCTATCCGGGACTATCTTAACGGGCTGCACTGGGACGGCACGCCACGTCTGGAGCGGCTGATTATTGACTATATCGGCGCAGAGGATACCGAGCTAAACCGCACCATGACCCGCAAGCATTTCACGGCGGCAGTCGCCCGGATATTCCAGCCCGGATGCAAATACGATTACTGCCTAATCCTCACAGGCCCGGAGGGTGCGGGAAAATCTACGCTGCTGGGAAAGATGGGCGGAAAGTGGTTTAACGACAGCATAACGACCACAGAGGGCAAAGAGGGCATGGAGCAACTGCGCGGCGCATGGATTATCGAAATGGGCGAGCTGGCAAGCATTAAGCGCAGCGATGTAGAGAGCGTGAAAGCCTACCTATCCAAACGGGATGACAGTTACCGGGCGGCATACGGCAGACGGAAAGAGAACCACCCACGGCAGTGCGTTTTCTGCGGTACGACAAATGAGGCGTTATTCCTCAAAGGCGACAACGGGAACCGGCGTTTTTGGGTGATAGCAGTAGACCCCGCACTGCGCAAGTACCGGCACTGGCAGGAGGCGTTAGACCGTGACCGTGACCAGCTTTGGGCGGAGGCTGTGGAATACTACCGCAGGGGCGAAAAACTATATCTGGATGACCGGCTGGAGGCGCAGGCACGCCAGAGGCAGGAAGCATATAACGATGACAGCGACGACCCGATAGTAGCGATGCTGTACAAGTTTCTGGATATGAAGCTACCGGCAGACTGGGCCACACGGGACATACCGGACAGGCGCAGGTATATACGCACGCCAGACCCACTACAGGCGGACGGCGTGGAAATGCGCAGCCGGGTATGTGCTGCGGAGTTTATCTGCGAGCAACTGGGCAGGGACATTTCCGACAAAGAATTTAAGTACATGGCACGGCGTGTAAACAAGCTGATAGGCAGTATGCCTAACTGGGAGCCGATAAGCACCAGCAGGCACGCGGAAAGATGGTACGGCAGGCAGCGGGCATACAGGCGCATAGATAACAAAGAAAATGAGGATGATTTATAAGTAACCAAAATGGCAACAAAATGGCAACAAAATGCGAAATGTCAACAAAAAAAGGCGATAGCGTATGTTATTCGGCAAAATTAAAAAGTCAACACGATTTTTTGTTGACACGCTTTGTTGACACGCTTTGTTGACACGGAAAACATTATAAATCAATATCTTATATTATATGTCAACAATGTAAACAAAGAATATATAGGGAGTAGATAATTAATGTAATACAGAGATATAAATACACTTTTACGAATAAAAACGCATATCTGTACACGCGTAAGGGGTATTATAGGAAAAACAAAAAATAGCGTTGACATGAAAAAGAACATAGCAAATATAGTCAAGCACGCCGATGTATCGGAGAAGATGATAGAACGCTACCTGTGTGACAGCATTAAACAAATGGGTGGTGTGTGCCTAAAGTACAGTAACGCTGGCATGGTGGGCTATCCAGACCGCATTTGCCTGTTATCCGGCGGCGTGGTTTTCTGGGTGGAACTGAAAAGCAAGGACGGCAGACTGAATGAGGTGCAAAAGATACGCATACGCCAACTGCGCGGCATGGGCCACACGGTTAACGTGTGCCGGAGCAAAGAGGATGTGGACGAAGTGTTAGAACCTTATAAAACATGTAAGCCATGAAAATAAGATGTGATTACTGCGGCAAGGAGTTTAGCCGCAGACCAAGCAGTATCAAGGAAAAGAACTACTGCTGCAAGGAATGCAGGCACGCAGACAAGGTGCAGATAGTAAGGTGTGACAACTGCGGTAAAGAGTTTGAAAAGTGGAAAGACTATGTTTTTGAACACGACTTTTGCAGCCGTGAGTGCGCAGCCGGATTTAACGGTGAAAGGCTTTCAGCCTATAATCGGCAGCACAACCCTACAGCCATGACACCAGAGAGGCGGCAGAAACTTCGGAACTGGCATTTAGGCAAAGGTGAGGGCAAGACCTATACAAAGACCTACGGACGGCATACCCACAGGATAGTAGCCGAGCAAATGTTAGGCAGGCCGCTAAAGCCTGGCGAAGTCGTACACCACATAAACGGGGACAAAAGAGATAACAGACCGGAAAATTTGATGGTTTTTGCCAGTCAAGCATTACACGCAGAATGGCACATTGCACATGATGGAACACCAAAGGACAGGAGGGATAGAAACTATGGAATTTAAGCCATACGATTATCAGAAAAAAGGCATAGAGTGGATTTTGACACATCCACGCTGTACTTTACTGTGGGAAATGGGTTTAGGCAAGTCAGTAGTAACCATGACCGCCATACAGCAGCTGATAGATGACTGCGAGATTAGCCGCACTTTGGTAGTAGCCCCGAAAAAGGTTGCGGAAACCACATGGAGTACGGAGGCCGAAAAGTGGGAACACCTGCACGACCTCAAAGTGGTTAAGGTTATCGGAACGGAAAAGCAGCGGTGTATGGCTTTGGCGCAGAAAGCCGATGTGTATGTGACCGGACGGGATAATTTCGTTTGGCTGGTGGGCAAATATGGCGGGAAACTGCCGTTTGACGCACTGGTTATAGATGAGCTGACCAGCTTTAAGAGTGCCAAGAGCGAAAGATTTAAGGCGATGCGCATAGCCGTACCGAGCGTAAAGCGTGTTATCGGTCTGACCGGGACACCTGCACCAAACGGGCTGATAGACCTATGGGCGCAGATGTACTGCATAGACCAAGGCGAACGGCTGGGCAAATCCATTACCAAGTACCGGGAAACCTACTTTGAAACGCACAAGTGGAATAACATAATAGTGCGCTGTGACGTGAAAAAAGGCTGTGAGGACATTATACGGAACAAAATAGCCGATATATGCCTATCCATGCAGGCAAAGGACTATTTGCAACTGCCGGAAATGATTACCCACACGGTTAAGGTCTATTTGAGCGATAAGACGATGGCGGCATACACGAAGTTTGAAAAGGAAAAGGTTTTGGAGTTTCAAGAGGAACACGGAAACGAGCCTGCAAACATTCTGGCAAATTCCGCCGCCGGGCTGATGAACAAGTTAAGCCAGTACGCTAACGGTGCTATCTACGATGAGGATATGCAGGTACACAGCATCCATAACGAGAAAATAGACCGTCTGGCAGAGATAGTGGAAGCCGCCAACGGCAGCAGCGTATTAGTGTTTTACCAGTACAAACACGACATACCACGCATAACGTCCCGTCTGAAAGGCTATGAGGTGCGGGTATATCAAGGCGAAAAGGATTTGAAAGACTGGAACGCCGGAAAAATAGACGTGCTTCTTGCACACCCGGCAAGTACGGCGTATGGACTGAATATGCAGCAGGGAGGCCACTATATCGTATGGTTTGGCACCGGCTGGAATTTGGAACTATACCAGCAGGCAAACGCCAGACTGCACAGGCAGGGGCAGCAGTACCCGGTTACTGTGTACAGGCTTATTTGCGCCGGTACTGTGGATGAAAGAGCCAGCGCGGCTTTGGAGGGGAAGAAAGGCGTACAGCAAAGTTTATTAGATAGCCTTAACTACTTAATCCGTAAACACAGTGAGCAATAGAAAGCGCGTGAACATATCATTAGACCCGGAAACCTACGAGAAACTACAGCAGGTGCAGAGGGAACACAGGTTTAAGAACCTATGCGAAATGCTGACCGCATTAGCGCATATTCTGATAGACCGTATGGAAGCGGCGGCAAACAGGAAATACGACCTACCGGAAGATGATGGGCAGTATATCGACAGTATGTTTGATGACCTGAGCAACACACAGAGAGTACCGGACGGAACGGTACCAGTTAGACACAATAGTAGGAAACTTAGATAACATATATGGCTATGGCGAAAGACAAGGACTATAATAGACTGATACATACTGTTAGGTGGCTGAGGCTTCGGCGCGACACACTGACAGCGCACCCGCTTTGCCAGCGGTGCGAAGCGGAGGGCAGGATAACACCTGCTACTGAGGTACACCACATACGCCCGGTGGAGGAAGCTATTACTATGGCTGACAAGATGCAGCGTATGTATGACCCGCACAACCTACAGGCACTATGCCACGACTGCCACGTTAAGACGCATACGGAGATAGGCAGGTGCGGCAGGGAGGCGACACGCAAACGCAACGCAAAGCAGGTGCGGCAGGTGATAAATAAATTTTTTGGCGATGGCTGATGTCGGAGCCGGGGGTAGTTTTTTAATCGGGGGTGTACCCCGTTAAACCTCGCCCCCAGTCTTGTTTTTTCGTATGTAAATTTTTGGAAATGCGGTACTTTGGACTAAATCTAATAGAAAACGAATAAATATACAGATAAAATGGCGAAAACGGTAAACGACTATAAGACAGAGATTATCAAGGTGCTAAAGGCCCACAGGCTGTACAGCAAAGGACTGGATATGCAGGTACTATCATTAGCCAGCGCGATGCGTAATCTGGAAATGGCTAACGAACAGATAGACGGGCTGACTGAAACGACCGTGTGGGAAAAAACACGCTACGGCGAAAAGCTGGCACCGCACCCGGTTTTCAAAATCGCAAAGGAGGCGCAGGAACTGATAACCCGGCAGATGAAGTCTTTAGGACTGACCGCCGAAGATTTGGCCGGGGAGGTTGAGGATGACCCGCTGGCAGAGCTTACAAAGAAACTGACGAAGAAGCGCAAGCAGCCAAAGATAATCAAACCCGGTAAGACTGAATGACAGAGGAAGAAAAAGACAGGCTGAGGCAAGCCAAAGAGGATGTAACAGGGCTGCTGGCTGGCACCGACATAGACCGCTACCGACTAACCGAAGTGGATAGCCGGTTAGATGACTATGTGCGTGAGGTGGCGGGCGACCCGGAGGCGCACAACCTATACGAGCAGCTGGCAGTAGCCCGGTTTTTCCACTTATGCGATAAGTACGGTATCAATGTTACGGAGGTGTGGCAGTTTTGCGACTTCTACGAAAGTCTGTATTTTCCCGGCAAGACCGGGCAGCAACGGTACAGGCTGACCCCGGTACAGTATTTCCAGTTTGCCAGCATCTTTGCTTTTTGGCAGGACGGCAGGCGGGTAGTCCGGGAAGTGGTGCTGTATGTGCCGCGCAAATTCAGCAAAACGACCAGTACAGCATCCCTGGCCATATACGATTTGCTGTACGGCGACAACAACGCGGAAAGTTACACCGCCGCTAACAGCAACGACCAAGCGAAAAAATGCTTTGACGTGATACGTGGCTGTATGCGGAAGTTAGACCCAAAAGAACGCCGGTACGTTATCAATGAGCAGACGGTAAAGAGCAGGCGGAAAGACCGCACGGCCTTTGCCCAATGTCTGACCGCTAACGCACGGACGAAAGACGGACTGAACGCCAGTACGGTTATCATGGATGAGTTTAGCCAAGCGCGGGACAGTGAACTGCTGACCGTGCTAACTACGTCTATGGGTGTGCGGGAAAATCCGCTGACCGTGATAATAACCACTGCGTCTGATGTATTCGATGGCCCGTTTTACGAAATGCTACAGGGCTACAAATCCGTGCTTCTGGGAGAGTATGAGGATGACAGTTTGTTTGCTCACATATTCGAGCCGGATTTAGACGACCCGGAAGATGAGGAAAGCACGTGGCGCAAGGTACACCCGCATTTGGGCGTAACGGTTAGTCTGGACTTCTACAGGCACGAATACACAAACGCACTGCGTAACGGCAGTGAGGCTATGTTAGCTTTCCGTACTAAGCTGTTAAACACCTATGCGGAGAATGAGCAACGCAGCTGGATTAGTAGCACGCTGGCACGGCATATAAGCAGACCGATAAGCATAGACGGTATCAAGGGCAGGCCGGATGCGATGGTAGCCATAGACCTAAGCGAAAGCGATGACTTTAGCGCAGTGACTATGGGAATGTACGACAGCAGGCAAAAAAACTTCTATTTCCATACCGCCTATTTTTTCCCGTCCGGCGCACTGCCGGGACACCCAAACGAAAAGCTGTACAGGACATGGGCGGAAAAAGGATTTTTAACGCTGACCGATGGCGATGTGATAGACTACCGGCGCATAGTGGATTATGTGCTGTACCTTAACCAGCACGTCCGGGTATTGGGTGTCGGCTATGACCCGTGGAAGTCGCAGGAAGTTATTAATATGCTGGCTGCGTCCGGTGCCGGGAACGTGATAAAAGGCGTGCGGCAGACCTACGGAGTGTTTACCGCACCGGTGGAAAGTTTCGAGCATGGGGCAAAGACCGGGCATATATTCATTAACGACAACCCGATTAACGCCTACTGCTTTGGTAATGCCGTGCTGGATAGTGACAGGCTGGAGAACTGCAAGCCTATCAAGCGGAAAGCGAGCCAGAAGATAGACGGCGTGATTACGAAACTGATGTGCCTACGGCTATTTATCGACTATGAACGGTGATTTTTAACATTTATTTTTCCAAAGGCTGGTACCAGATACGGCGTTTTCCGGGTAAGGTAGAAGAACATTATATTTTGCGATGGGTATTTTGATTAACATACGGAATTTGTTTAGGCGCGGCGAGCCTGCACAGGCGAAGCAGGAACCGGCGGGGCGGACACCCCGAACCGGCGGCGGCTTTCCTTTGCTTGCATCTGCTAATGCGCTGAACATAGCGACCGTTTACCGCTGTGTTAATCTTTTGGCAGACAGTGTGGCGATGCTACCAGTCCAGTATATGCGCAAAAAGGGTGATATTTTCGTGGAAGACCGCAGCGACCGTATGCACTATCTGCTGAATGTGCAGCCGTGCGAATGGCTTTCAGCTGTGGACTTCTGGCAGCAGGTGGTACGCTATCTGCTGCTGAGGGGAAACGCCTACATAGTGCCGGTCTATGACCTAATCACTATGTCCGTAGCACGTCTGGCACTGGTAGACCCTACGACCGTGGCGCATGATACGGTTAATGACACCTACACGATTAACGATGTCTACGCAGGCATTAGCGGCGTGTACGATGAAAGCGAAGTACTGCACATAAAGAACTACAGCATAGACGGCAAAACGGGTCTATCTACCATAGCCTACGCACGCATAGCACTGGATATAACCAGCACAGGCGACCAAGAAACGCTAAACCGGTTTGCCAACGGCGGTAATGTCCGTGGAATAGTCAGCAATGATAGCGGCGTGCGTGGCTTTGGTGAGTACCAAGACAAGGAACTGGAAAAAACGGCTACCGATTTGGATAGCAGGTTTAGAGGCGGTGAGCGCATAGTATCATTACCGGGGCAGGTGCAGTTTAGCCCGATTTCGTTAAGCAGTACGGATATGCAGTTTTTGGAAACGCGCAAATTCAACGTGCGCGAGATATGCCGTTTCTTTGGCGTGCATCCGTCCTTTGTGTTTGACGATACCAGCAATAACTACAAATCTGCGGAAATGGCTAACGTGGCTTTTCTCACTAACACGCTTAACCCGATGATGCGCAAAATCGAAGTGGAACTGCACCGGAAGTTAGTACCGCCTAATCTGTGCTGCAAACGTAAATTCCAGTTTGACCGGCGCGGGCTGTATGCGTGCGATTTGGATAGCCGGATTAAGTACCAAGCCCAGACGATAGCCGCCGGGCTGTACACGGTGAACGAATGGCGGCAGGAAGAAAACAAGCCAGCCGTAGAGGGCGGCGATACTGTGCTGGTATCCGCCAACCTAAAGAGCATAGAGGAACACACCAAGCAGCCGGAACCGGAGCCAGCACCGACAGAACCAGCCCCGGCAACGGATGAACCAGATACTAACCAGTCCGGCACCACTGAGGAACCGGACGAAAACGGAGATAACAACAATGGCGAAGAATAAGAACACGGTAGTAAACCGAATACTGCACACCGTTACCGATTTGCGGGTAAGGGAGGCGCAGGAGGGCGAAGCAGCCAGCAGAACGATTACCGGCTACGCTATACTGTTTGGCGTGCCGTCCGCACCGCTGTACGACTATGACGAAGAGGAAGCACGGGAAGTTATCGCACCGGGCGCAGTGACTAAAGAACTGCTGGACGGCTGCGATATAAAGATGACCATGTTTCACGATAGGCAGCTGATTTTGGCACGGAGCAAGAACGGAGCCGGTACACTGACCTACGGCGTGGATGACAAAGGCGTATATTTCGAGTTTGAAGCACCTAAGACGGTGGACGGTGACAAAGCACTGGAACTGGTTAGGCGCGGCGACATATCTGGCTGTAGCTTCATGTTTAGCACGCACTACTACGACAGCGCGTATGTATCCCGTGACGTGCAGATAGTGGACGGAAAGACGGTGATAACCTACACGGTTAATGTGATTACCGGGATATACGATTTTACGCTGGCAGCTGACCCGGCATATCCCGATACTAACTGCGAAGCGGAAGCGCGGGAACTGTTTAAGGAACTGCGCACCCCGGAGCCGGAGCCAGAGCAACCGAAGAACGAAGATAAGCTGCGCGAGCAAGTGCGCGAAATGCGCCACGCTGCTGCGCAATTATTATAACATAAGTTTAACCATAAAAGTTTTTTAAAGTATGCCAAAGACAACAGCAACGAAGAAAACAGTAAACGCACGACAGTTAGTAGACAAATACCAGTCTAACTGCGACCGCATTAACGAGATTGCGGATTTGTGCGAAAAAGAGCAGCGCGAGCGTACAGAAGCGGAAACCGCAGAGTATAACGCGCTGGTAAGGGAAAACCAGCTGCTGCAAATGAAGATGCAGGCACTGGCAGTAGAGCATCTGCGCGAAAACGCTACTACGGTGGAAGATGCTAACCGCATTATCCGCGAGAACGTAGCCGCAGGCCGACAGACACAAATTATGCTGATGCGTGATTTGGTGATGGTGGCGGACGTGACCACAGGCGGTATCGTGCCGGTGAAGATGCAGGACATTTTAGACCCGCTGGTAGAGGGGCTGATTTTGGATAAAGTCGGTCTGCCTATGCCTACCGGTCTGGCCGGTGACTACATTTGGCCAACCTACGAAACTGTGGAGGCAACGATACAGGGCGAGGGCGTGGCACTGACCGACACCGAAATTTCGATGTCTAAACTGACCGCTTCGCCGCAGCGTATCGGTATCGCTATCCCGGTTACACGGCAGGCGATTAACCAGACCGAGGGCGTGGTAGAAATGATTGTTAAGAAGCTGATGCCGCTTTCGGTAACTATGCTGCTTAACAAAATCATGTTTAGCACTACGAAAGTTACAAGTGCTACGACACTGGTAGGCCCGTTTGTGGCATTGGCAAGCAGCCCGGTAGAAGTGAGTACCGAACCCACGTTTAAGGACTTTAATGGCCTCAAAGCAAAAGTGCTGGCTACCGGCGTGGACGGTGAGCATCTTTGCTGGGTAATGACCAAGGCGCAAAAGGCTATCGCAGAAGCAACCCCGAAAGATGCAGGTAGTGGCATTATGGTTTGTGAAAACGACCATATCGCAGGTCTGCCGGTATTCACTACAAACTATATCGGTGAGGGCTTTATAGGTCTGGGCGACTGGCGTTACCAGCCTATGGGTCTGTTTGGCGACATTTCGTTTATTATCGACCCGTACAGCCAGGCACGCAAAGACGCTGTGGATTTCGTGCTTAACGTGAACTACGGCACTACTACGCTGCGCAGCGAAGCATTTGCACTGGCAAAGGTTAAGGCTTCGGCAGGTGTAGGCGGCAAATGAGATTAGGAATATAGGTTTAGTTTTATAAGATTGTTTGATTATGGCTATAGTGGATATAGCACTACTTAAATCGCACGTCCGCGCTGATGACTTTAGCGATGATGACCAGTATCTGGCCCACCTGCTGGATGCAGCAGAGGAATATGTAACCAAAGCGACTAACCGCAGCAGTGATGAACTGCTGGCTATGGGTGGCGGGGAACATTTACCCACCACGTTACAGCAGGCGGTTTTACTGATAGCCGGACACTGGTACAACCAGCGCGAAGCCGTTAGCGGCGTGCAGATGGCGGAAGTGCCATACACACTGCAGGCCTTAATCAAACCGTATCGCAAACTGGTAGATGACGTTACGGAATGAGAGCGGGCGCACTGAAATACAGGTTAAATCTGCTGGAGCCTAAACGGGTGGCAGACCGCATGGGAGCGGAAACGGTGACATACACCAAGACGCGCACTGTATGGGCTGAACGTGTAAGGGCTACCGGGAGCCGGAGCGAGGAAGTAGGCGAGCATTTCCCGAACTATACAGTAGAATTTAACATAAGGGATGCGCACCCGGTACAGGAAAACTGGAGAGTGCAGCAGCTGGGCGGCTATCTTTATACCGTAACGAATATCGTACCTAATCTGGATAAAGGGTATAAAACCCTGCTATGTGAAAGAGTTAATGAATAGCTACCATTATGGCCCAAAGCATAGACTACGACGATAAGAATTTGCAGCAGTTATTTGCTGAACTGGAACCGAAGCGCAGACTACAGGCGATTAAAGGCGGTTTTCGCAAGGAAGCCAACAAAGTACGCAAAGTGGCGGTAAACAATCTGCGTAACAGCGTCCATTCTAACAAGGATTTGGAAAAGGGCGTGCGGTCTATCGTGTTCAAGCGTAAAGCCGGTTTTCGGGTGACAGTCGGAACTAAGCGCGCGGGCAAGAACGGTAAAGGCGAAGCGGGATTTCACACCAACCGGCAGGGGCTTAAAAAGCCCGTGTTAATCTGGGTGGAAGAAGGTACTAAGGAACGAAAGACAAAAAGCAGCGGCGGCAAAAGAGCTGCACGGCGCAGGTCTGCGCACCGTACCGGACGGATGAGGCGTTACGGCTTCATGTCCCAGACACTGAACGGAGTACGGGATACCGTTACAGCTGATATTCATAACATGGTAACTGATAATGTTTTTAGAGTAGCAAAAAAGTATGGCTGTAAGTAAGACAAGTTTAAGCGCGGGTGAAATAATCCGGTCTATCCTTATATCGGACAGTGAGGTATCCGCACGGGTAAAAAAGGTATTCCCGGTGGTTGAGGACAGCGCAGAACTGCCGTATATCGTGTACAGGCGTGCGCAGCTGGAACAAACGCCGGTTAAGTCCGGGCGGGGTGCTGACACGGTAGGGATAGAAATACTTTGTTATACCGAACACTATACCGAGGGCGTGGAACTGGCAGAAGCCGTGCGCGGCGCACTGGATGGCGTGCAGGGCGAAGTAAACGGGCTGGTTATGCGCAGCTGCTATCTGGCAGACAGTGAGGAAGCATGGCAGGATGATGCCTATGTACAACAACTTATGTTTAATGTTAAAATATAGAAAAGATTATGGCTAAGACTGGATATTGTAACGGTAGCGATATGCTGCTGTATGTGGGCGGCAAAGCGATAGGCAGCTGCACCAGCCACACTACTACGTTTAACAGCGAAACCAAGGAAAGAGCCGTAAAGCCCGTGGCCACTGCGGCTATGGCAAGCGGCCTTTGGAAGAAGAAAGGCGTGGTGGGTTTGTCCTATAGCATTTCCGGCGAAGGACTTGTATTTTACGACGAAACCGAAAACGGCTACAAATCGCTGTTTGCACTGTGGAAAGCCGGTGCGTCGGTTGAGGTTAAGTGTATGGAGCGCGAAAGCGAAACCCCTTATTTGGTAGGTAAATGCGTTATCGCGTCGCTGGAGCGCACAGACCCTGCGCAGGATGACAGTACATATAGCATTTCGCTGGAAAATGACGGCGAGCCTACCACACTGGACGAAAGCGCAATTACTGAAAACACACCGGAAGAGTAAACTAATAGGATATGGCAAAGATAGAAGTAACGATTAATGGCGTGGCATATCCGTGCCGTCCTACGATGGGGGCTATGCTGCGCTTTAAGAAAGAAACTGGCAAGGAGGTTACGGAAATTACCAGTAACAGCCTTACCGATTTGTGTACATATCTGTACTGCTGCGTGGCCTCAGCCTCAGCAGCGGACGGCGTAGATTTCAAAATGTCGCTGATGGATTTTGCCGATGCGCTTAACCCAGAGGAAATGACCGCATGGGCTGCGCAGATGCAGCAAAACAATGTAGAAGATGCGGAGGGTGTAGAAAAAAAAAGTTAAAGCCCTACGGCATTTTAGAATTATTGGGTATCGCGCTGGGCTGCATACGGCTGAGTTATGACGATTTCTGCAAATTGGATTTTGAAGAATTTGCAGCAGTCTATAAAGCCTATGCAGAGCAGCGCGATACTGATTTTAAGGACAACTGGCAACGGATGCGGCTATTAGCCACGATAGTTATACAGCCGCATTTGGATAAACGGCATAAGGTAACGCCGGAAAAGTTACTACCGTTTCCGTGGGACAGGGCGAAAGTGGAGGCGAAGAAGAAACGGAAAGATATAACGCCGGAGCAGCAGCGCAGGCGTATGGAGAATTTGGTTAGAAAATTAGGTGACGAACTAATATAAAGATACTATGGCGGGCAAGAGCACTATTAGTATAACATTCAGACTGGATGGCGACAGTAAAGAGTTTAAGGAACTGACCACCGATGCGGCGGGGCTTAAAAAAGTCCTACAGTCCGCTATCGCACCAGCGGAAAACCTTAAAAAGTCGCTGATAAACTGGAGCCAAGGCGTACAGGCGATAGATGCCATAACGAACACGGTTAGTACCGTTTCGTCTGCTTTGTCGCAGTTTTCCGACCGCATGAAAGGTTTGCAGTCCGCAAACATAGCGATAACGCAGCTGACCGGGAAAACCGGCGATGAGATGCTGAAACTGCGCAGTAAGGTACAGGCGGTATCGGAACACTTCGGCACGGACTTTAACGAAACGCTGCGGGCTGCAAATGCGCTATCCAAAGGCTTTGGTATCAGCATGGAGGATGCTATGAAACTTGTACAGGACGGTTTAGTTAGCGGGGCAAACGCAGGCGGTGACTTTATCGACACTGTGCGGGAGTATCCGCGCTATTTCAAGGAGGCCGGACTATCGGCAGAGGATTTTATAGCCATTACCACCAACGCCGCACAGCAGGGCGTATTTTCCGATAAAGGCGTGGACGTTATCAAGGAGGGTAATTTGCGTATCCGTGAAATGACCACTGCCACGGCAGACGCACTTAACGGTATCGGCATATCCGCTGAAAAGGTACAGGCGGATTTACAGGCTGGCAGCATAACCACGTTTGACGTTATGCAGATGGTGGCGGCAAAGCTGAACGAATTACCCGCCAGCAGCGCAGCCGTGGGTACAGCCATAGCCGACATTTTCGGAGGCCCCGGAGAAGATGCCGGACTGGAGTATATAAAGACGCTGGCAAACATACAGCTAAACATGGATGCAGTCAAGGCGGCAACGCAGGGAACGGCAGAGCAGCAGGAGCGGCAAATACAGATGCAGGAAAATTTGAAAAACGGATTATCCGGTTTAATTGATTTGTCCGCTATCTATACTGATGTAAAGCCCTACGTGGATTTGACAGCGCAAATCGGTATGGCGGCTATGGGTATCGGCGGACTGATTAAGACGGTAGAGGCTATGAATGTCCAGCAAGCGATATTAAAAACCCGCATAGTGGCTGTGGCTGCTGCACAGAAGATGGTAACTATCGCTACTACTGCATGGACTGCCGTACAAAAGGTACTTAATCTGGTACTGACCGCTAACCCGATAGGCTTAATCATTACGGCTATAGGCGCACTGGTGGCCGGGCTGATAGCAGCCTATAAAAACTGTGAGGGCTTCCGGAAAATAGTAGATAAAGTTTGGGAGGCCATAAAGCCGCTGGCCAATGCCATAATGAATGGCCTGGCCAAAGCCTTTGAGTGGCTGGTAGAAAAATGTAAGGAAGCATGGGAATGGCTTAAAAACATTTTGGGTCTGGGAAAACAAAAAGTGGAGGTGGCAGTAGAAGTATCCAAGCCAAAGACACCGGCACCCAAACTGGATATGGATAAGCACAACGCCTCAGATTACACCTACACCCCTACCGCCGGAGCCGGAAAAGTGACCGGAGCGGCTAAACCGCAGTGGACGGAGGATGCCAGCACGCTAAAGGAAATTACAGATAATGTCCAAATCCTTAATAACAAACTGCAAACAGCATCTGCCGAGGAAGCGGTACTGATTAACCAGCAAATAGAGTTATGGGAACAGAAAGCCGATGCCATACGGAACGCTGGCAAGGCTGCGGACGATAATACGCCGCTGTGGAAAGAGGATGCCGACACACTGCGTGAGATTAACGATAATATTCAAATCCTTAATGAGAAACTGCAAGACGCTACCGCCGAAGAAGCGGCAGCGATTAACCAGCAGATAGCGGCATGGAACGCCAAAGCCGATGCCATTAGGAACGCAGGCGCAGCCGTGGATAATACGCCGCTGTGGAAAGAAGATGCCAGCACGTTACAGGATATAGGCGATAACATTCAAATCCTCACAGACCAGTTACAGACTGCCACTATCGAAGAAGCCGCACTGATTAACCAACAGATAGCAGCATGGAATGAAAAAGCCGAAGCCATTAAGAACGCAGGCAAGGAAACCGAGAAAGTGGCGGGCAGCACAGGCAAAGCACTGATGCAGGGCTGGAGCGGCATTAAGGGTATCGGTAGCAGCATAGAGGGCATAACAAGCGCATTACAGGGTAACGGCAATGCGTGGCAAACCGTTACGGGCATAGTGGATGGTTTTCTGGGGCTGTACCAAGGATTTCAAACGGTAATCCAGATTATCGGAACGCTGACCGGGGTAACTAATATGCTGACCGCTGCGAAACAAAGCGAGGCTATAGCCACTGCCACGGCTTCGACCACGGCAGTAACGGGTGCAGCGCAGGAAATGGCAGCATCTGCGGCACTGGCAGCGACAAAGAACGTAGAAACGACTTCTAACGTGGCTGCTGCTGCGTCCGGTGCTTTGGCGGCACATTCCGGGATACCGTTTGTCGGTATCGCTTTGGGATTGGCCGCTGTGGCTGCTATTATCGCCGCTATGGCCTCACTGCCGAAATTCGCAAAGGGCGGTATAGTTTCCGGGCCTACTTTGGCTATGGTTGGCGAGTATGCAGGAGCCAGTGGAAACCCGGAAGTTATTGCGCCGCTGGATAAATTGCGCGGTATGCTGGCACAACCCGCCAGCATGGATTTTAGCAAAGTGCGTTTTGAGATTAAAGGGCGCACGCTGGTAGGGATATTAGAAAAAGAAAGCGATTTAATTAAGCGTAACTGATATGAAGTATCTACGATATATGGGCGAATTTGTCAGCGTGGCAGGTGTAGTTTGGCGCGCTGAAATTTTGCAGGAAGCAGACGCAGCATTTGATACTATAGGCAGTTTGGAATTTCCGGCAGATGAGCCGCTGGTTATCGAATGGGGCAATAAGAGCAAAGAGGAGGTTATTTGTAGCAGCGTTGCCACGCTTAAAATAATCAGCCCCGGCGACAGAACCTATGAAGATTTATACAGCATAGAAGTAGGGCGCGTGAGGCTGGATATTTACCGTAATAATTCGCTGTACTGGAGCGGCTGTATAGATACGGAGTTTTACGAAGAACCGTATGAAATGCTGAACGGTTACGAAGTAAGTTTGACGTTTAGCGATTTCGGCGTATTGGATAGATTGAAATATGATTTAGCCGATATGCAGACTTTGTATGCCATAGTAAATTACTGCGTGGGACGATGCGGTATAAACTGCGGAGGCATAGACGATAGTCTGATTAGTACGCAGCTAACAGCGTCCGGTAGTGCATTAAATCTAAAGTCATTAAAAGTGCGCAGCGATAATTTCTACGATGAGGACGGCGAAGCCTCAACACTGGCAGAAGTTATCGAGGGTATTTTGCAACCTTTGGCACTTCGCATGATACAGCGAAGCGGAAAAATATATGCGTATGACCTTAATGGGCTATATAACAAAGCATCCGTAAAGCAGATAGTTTGGGATGGCAACAGTCAGACGTTAGGAACGGACAAGGTTTATAATAACGCAAAAATAACATGGAGTACCTACGCACAAAGCGGTAATCTGTTACCCGATGAGTGCTGGGGCGATATTGAAACCGATGCGTCACTAATGGCACTTAATAATACGAGCGGTGGATACAAAGACGGTGCAAACTATTTTTCGTACCACTACAGTACCGTTTTGGACGATTGGATAGATGCCACAGACTGCGGATTTACCATTTGGACGGCTACAGAGGGAAAGAACGCAGAATTAGGCGAGGGCGTTAAATTCTTTAAGATAGTGCCGCAGTATGACGGAACAGATAGCGAGGGAATAGCAATATTATGGCGAGCGATAGCCGGTTATAAAGCTGGAAGTAGTAGCAACTGGTACGCCGAATTATCGGGGGCGACAAAAGGGTATTTGCAATTACGAGCAACTTCTATTGATAGTATCGGCCCGGCTTTGTTCAAAACCAGTAAAGTTTGGATACCGCCAGTAGACAACGCCAGCAGATTAGCGGTGCGTATCAGCATCGATATGCTGTTAGACCCACGGTTTAACCCCTTTGAAAGTGCCGCTAATCTGATGAGGGGTGCAGAGCAAAAAGACTGGTACGACCAGTTTAACGGCTATGGTAACTTTATCTATGTCCCGGTTACTGTTAAATTCCAGCCGGGCGGGAGTAATACTGTATATGTCTGGACTAACAAAAGCATAGTAACGAAAGGCGTAGGCAGCCCGGTTACTACGTTAAATGGGACGTATGGAAGCTGGGTAACTTATTCCGGGGACAGCAACCCGAATAACTGGGGCTATCTGTGTTATTATGATGCGAAAGACCGTGTAGATACCAGCGGCGTATTAGGCTGGAAGAAAAACAGACCGGCCATAAATCCGCATAAAAATCAGCTAATATCTATACTGGCTAATGCCGAAGCCGGGCAGTATATACCATACCCCAATTATGGCGGCAAGGGCGGTAAATTATGGGTGGAAGTGCGCGGCGCAGGCTGGTATATCGTAAATGAGGGTACGGATTTGGCGAAAAGTGAAAATGGCCCAAAGGGGCTATGGGGTAAAATAAGCTGGGTACTGATGAAGATACCCGAAATAGAGATAGTGAATAATACACAGTTTGACCAGACAATAGACACCAGCGATGTAGAATACAATGCCGAAATAAATGCGGCGGCAAAAGAAGCTATAGAGTTAGACACCATTTGCGGCACCAGCGTAGACGGCGTGCCGATGGCGCGGGGAGCATATTTTAATGCCACGGATGGAAAACAGATTAAGCAGCTGACCCGTGCCGGGCGCACTTCGCAGGTGGAAGATTTGCTGATAGGCACACTGTATAGCCAGTTTGGGCAACGCCGCACGACCCTATACGGAGAGGCACAGATAGCGCACGACCCTATAGCCGTTTATAAGGAAGATAACCAAGGCGATAAGCGGTTTATACAGGTAGAGGATGTGCAAGATGTGCGGATGGATACCAGCGAAGCCACATTTATAGAATTAAGACCCGATGAATATACCCGTAAAGATTAGATGTTATGGCAATATACGAATATAAGCTAAAGACGCATAAACGCGGCGCACGTCCACGCAGTGAACGCCTACGGGAACTGGGCGGCGAAAGCGGCGGAACAGGCGGCAGTACGGTAGTAAATATCAGTGGTAGCGGAAATATAGAAAGTGCCACTGACCACACCCACGCAAATAAAAATGCGTTAGACCAAATTACTACGGACGCTAACGGCTATCTGTATCTGACCCAAAACAAGGAGGTACAAGACGAAGAGGGCAACGATATAATAGAGCGAGTAACCGAAAAGGTAAAAGCCGGTTACGCCGATGTCGCCAAAGACCTAAGCGAAGATAGCCCGATACGGGAGCAGTTTTTATCACGTCTGGTGGATGATGTCGCCAAAGGTAATCTGACCTTTGAAAAGATGCTTACTGTGCTGGGGCTTTCCATATTCAAGTCCGGGGCGCAGTTTGGCGAGTTTGTGCAGTCGCTGTATGCCGGAAAGGGTGCAGGGATAGACCAACTGGGAAACGCTGAATTTGAAAGCGTCCGTGTACGCAGCTACTTTGAGTGCATGGAGTTAATAATAAACCGCCTATCTGCCATAGAGGGCGACCAGTTATTAACGGAGGCGGACACCATAGAGAGCGTGGACGATTTGGGCGATAACTGCTACGGCCTGCATCTTAAAAGCAAGTGGGAGGGCTATTTTACAGCCCAGTATCCAAACAATGTGCTGAAAGGTATCATTAATACGCTGGCTACCGGCAGTGGCGTATATTACACCAGTTGGATGCGTGTAAACAGCGTGAACACCGCTAACAACTATATCGAAGTAACGCTGTATCCGGGTGAGGAAGTGCCAGCCGGAACCAATTACCCACCGTGCGAAATGATGAAGATAGCCCGGTGGGGAAACCAGACCGACACCAAGCGGCAGAGCTGCATTTACCTATCCAGTACGGAGGGGCGGATAGTCCGGCTGACCGGGGTAACGAAACCGATAATAGACCGCACCAACTATGGGGCGACCTTTGGCGAACTGCCGGAGTTTCTGCGCGAACTGGATTTGCCGATAGCAGAGGGGCAAGACTATCTGTATGCGCGTGGCATAGTCGTACAGGACATAATCCGCATAGACTATCAAGGCAAGCCGGTTAGCGAGATAGTAGACCGTGGCCCGTGGAGTGCCACAGGCGATTACTACTGTGAGGCGTTGAACCCGAACACAGGCAGGTACGAGATTTCGGACGTGTGGTATAACGGGTGTAAATACCGCTGCGCCAAAACCGGCACGACCACAGCCCCGGCGTGGAATAACACCGACTGGGCGATGGTGGAGGGAAACCCGGATTTTACCGTAGATTTTGCCGAAACCGACTATCTGTTTGACCCGGACAAATTTAATCTGACGCTGACCATAATAGCCCGGCTGTACAACATGGATATAACGGCAGACATTCTGGATGCTGATGTACAGTGGACGCGCTACAGCGAAGATGCTAACGGCGTGGAGCGTGTAGCATCCGATAATGCGTGGGCATTGAAGCACGCCGGGGCTGGCAAGTCCATAGACCTAACGGTAGAGGATTGCGACTTTAACGGATATGTGCCAAAGGTGCTGAAATTCATAGCCACGGTGACGCTGCGGGACGGAATGGGTAACGAAGCTGGTACCGCAAACGCAGTTTTCCAGTATTAGTAGAAAGGAGTATTAGATATGAAAAAGATTTTAGACTATTTCGGAGTAGACGGTTTGCTGCACATTATCTGCTGTATGGTGATTATGCAGCTGTTAGGTAACTTTTTGCCACTGTGGGCAGCGGTTTTGATTACCGCCGCTATCGGTCTGGGCAAAGAATTTATTTGGGATAGGCGGCTGAAAAAAGGCACGTTTGAGAAACGCGACCTGCTGGCAGACGCTGTAGGCATTGTTTTAGGTCTGATTTAATCCGGGTGGCGCATGAAAACAAGACGGTTTGATTTCAACTGGAAGCCGCTACAGCTGCAAATATCATTTTCTGTAGATAGCAGTGTGCCGGATAAGCAGAACTATAGCACCGACACGCAGGAATATACGCCGGATTATACGCTGACACCGCTAATAATCCAGCCTATCGTATCCGTGATAGACAAAGACGAAGTGATAGGCGCAGGGCGCATTAACCACGCACTGACAAATATACGCTGGTACGAGAATATAAACGGCACGCAGACGCTGATAGGCACCGGTAACAGTAACTACGAGATAACCACCAGCGGCGGCAGCGCAGGGCGTATCAAGGTAAAGAGGAACGCAGAGCCGAAAGTACCTATTACGCTGGTATTCTATGCCGAGTATGTAGACAGCCGCACCGGGCAGGTGATGATAATACAGGGTAGTTATCTAATTAGCTGCGACAGTGCATCCGACCAAGTGCGGGTAGAACTGGACGCAGCCGACCAGACGATTTTTAACCCACTGGCAGACCCGCAGACGCAGACCGTTAAGGCTACGGTATGGCTGGGCGATAAACTGTGTGACAGCAGCAAATATGCGCTGGTATGGGAAGTGTTGGACGGCAGCACGTGGCGAACCGCTGGAAGTGACGCTGTAATGGACTACGATATAACCGTGAACAGCAACGGCACGGTAACTATTAACCGCTGGCTGATGGGTACTGAAATGTATCTGCGGTGCAGGGTGAAGTACAGCGCGGACGGCAACCCCGGCAGCGTGGCTTTGACCGATGCCAGCCCACAGGCTATAGCCAGTTTCATACGCCGGATACCTAAGTACGAGTTTGATTTTACAGGCGTGCCGTACAACATTCCGGCAGGTCTGCTTAACGTAGCACCTACGGCGATTATCCGCACTACTAACGGAGAGATAGAGAACGCGGAAAAGGAACTGTTACCGCTGTGGTATATAGCCACGAACAAAGTCAGCGGCAGTTTAAGTTACTCACTGGTAGCGCACGGCAAAAGCCCGATAATCCCTACTGCCAAAATGGATGATAACTACGGCGGTGTAATCGGTCTGGACGTGAAAGACAGAGGGTGTGCAGGCGCATTTGTAGACGCAGCCGACAGCGCGGTAATGTGCGATGCCGACGGCTCAGTATTGATTATTCACTAACCAAAAGTTTTAGTTATGGCACGATACATTAAGGCAAACGGAAAGGTAGCGGAATACCTTAAATTAGAGAACGACCGAAACAGGGTAACGGACGGAAACTATTTGCTGTGGCAGGCAGATATGTTAGCGTTTGGCAAACTTACCGAGTTACCACAGATACTGGAACAAATAGGCGGTCTGGCACTGCAAGCGCACGAAGCGAGAGAGGAACAGGACGGCACGGTAGTTAGGAAACTGCCGGTAGCGACTGACCCCCGGTTTGTCGTAGAGGAAACCACGGAACAGCAGCCGGGCAATATCGACACGCCTACGGACGTGCCGGAAGTAGATACGGACACGGATACGGAGGCAGGCGAAGAACCGGCACCCGAACCAGAGCCAGAACCGGAAAGCCCGGAAGATGGGCAGGGCGAAACTACGGAGCAGCCCGTAACAGAGGAACCGGGCGAAGTGACAGACCCGGAACAGACCCCGACCGATGGCCAGGCCACAGCATCCGAAGAAACAGGAACGGCAAACCCGGCACCCGAAGCAACGGAAGAAGCCGACCAGCCGGAAGCCGATACCGGCGATGATGAGGGGAAAACAGAAACGACCATTAAAGAAGAAACGGAGGCTTAACCATGAGTACAGCAAGCACCAGCAGAACGATTAAGTTTATCAGCAAGGCAGGCACGTACACTGCCGTAATCATGTCGCCAAACGGCGATTTGTACCAAGAGTACGAGGGAACGCCAAACGATGCCACAGCCGTTTATCCGGACTTTACCACGATGAAACCTATACTGTATTTCGTCTGCACCAGCAGCCGTGTAGCAGAGGGCGTGGCAGACCCGGACGCGATGGGATACTATTTTAACGACCAAAAGATTTCATTTAGCGGCGGCGTATCGACCGGCACGTTTGCCGGATATTTCAAGACAGTAGCACCGAGCGGCGACCAGCTGTATCACGGTCTGCAAATCCTCAAAAACATAGCGGCACTGGCTGGCTACGCACCTGCTGTTATCAAGATGGTAGCCACTATCAGTTATGGCACGCAGAGCGACCAGATACAAGCCACATACACTATCCCGGTGCAGCAGGCTACCGGAAGCAGTTACCGTGTGACTATCGCCGCAGGCGACAGCAAAAATTTCGTGATTACGGAAAAGGGCGGCAGCTGCATATTAAAGGCGATGGCATACCAGGGCGGTAACGCACTATCCAAGGGCTTAACGTATGTGTGGGAGAAGATGGGCGCGACCGGCTGGGAAACGCTGACCGGCAAGACTGCGCAGACGCTGACCGTGAACGCCAGCGACATTAACACCTATGGCGAGTATCGGGTACACGTCTGCCGTGACGGTGCGGAAATAGGCACGGACATACAAAGTGTGATGGATGCCAGCGACCCTTACGACATAGACCCACACCCCAGCCCGGAAGATGAGGCGATAACGGAAGATACCAGCGGTAACGGGCAAGTGACCTATACGCCAGTGGTAGTTAAGCGCGGCACGTCCACTAAGGCACTGGATACGCAGTTTTATTTCGTGCTGAAAGATGCGGCGGGCGTGTATCTGAACACTGACCGGAACACACAGAAAGCCAGCCAGACCGTGACACGCGCCCACTGCCAGCAGGCGGGCGGCGATGTATCAGTTACCATTACGAGCGTAAAGTAGTATGGCTATGGGTGTAAGCAGAACACAGGTAGTTAAGTTTATCCGCAAAGGCGATACCGGCGACAAAGGAGAGCAGGGCGCAACGCTGCGCGGCCCGCAGGCGTGGAGTGACTGCGCAGTGGGCTACGCTTTCCAAGCCGGTAAAGTCGGTGAGCAGTGGATAGATGTAGTGCTGTATAACAACAATTACTACACCTGCAAAAAATCGCATACCAAAACAGCGTCCAACTATCCGGGAAGCACGACTGACCGGAATAATGGCTACTGGCAGTTGGGCGACAAAATACAGTTGGTGGCGACAAAGATACTGTTAGCCGCATACGCACTGGTAAAAAATCTGGGCGTAGAGGCTATAGAAATGAAAGACAGCACCGGTAATATAGTGTTCCAAGCAAAGGACGGTACGGTTACTTGCAAAACCGGTACTTTTAATAATATAATCGTCCAAAGCGGAAATATAGCGGGGTTTAAAGTGGCCGGAAATGGGCTGACAAATGACCCGTTTACAAACGACGCCTTTGTTATCTTTAGAAACGACAGAATGGGTGCATTTGCGGGTATAGGTGGAAACATTTTGCCGACAATGTCCGGGGCGCGAGGGGTAGCCAGATTTGAAAATCACGACGACACCGACGAGTGGGGTTTAGGTACAAATTATGCGGCGCTTGTTTCGGCGCGTGGCTCACGAGATAACAGAGCTTTACAGATAGACGGCGGCACAGTAAGTGGATTTGCGCTAAAGAACACAGTTATAAGCAGCAGCGGTACAAAAACCCTATCCCGCTATGATTATAATGTGTTAGCCATTAACGACAGTGATTTAACGCTGGAGCTTCCCACTATGCAATTATATGACGACGGCCATGTAATACGCATTAAAAGACTGGGAAATGGAGCGTTAAAACTGAAAATGAGTTACTGCTATACTTATAATGGAACGAGCAGCCAATATTCCATGCCGGCACTAATTTACAATCAAGACGCAACACTGACGGGTACTGATACTTTGAACTTTGAAAGTAAGTGCGACGCTATGGAATTAGTCTGGTGCCGGGACATTATACGAACCGTAGGAGATACGAAATATTATGGCGTTTGGATACAGTACAAATTACCGAGAGACTGGTAAACATATAACAAACCATTAAAAGATAGGATTATG